TGAGGACGCTGATCAGGCGTTCCCCACCCTCTACTCGCAAATCCCAACGAAGTTTGATGACGGGGGTAATGTCACGGAATATGAGATTGTCCCCAAGTACAAGAATATCTATATCCCTCCCGAAGGGAAGCTATATGACGATACAGATCCAGAGAACATCGAAGTAATCCCTGGATACCATGTAAACGTATTAGCCCTAGATGGCGAGGATATAGAACCTATTCTTCCTTATTCTATAATCCCTGAACAGCCACGCATAATTTGGAGTCTTTAAATGGGTAAACTAATCGGTACAGCACCAAATCAGGTGCCTAGTAATGGAGATCTGGGGGGAATGGCCTATCAGAATCCTGAGGCTATTTTTATTTCAGGCGGGGTAATTGGAGGCAAAGATGTAGGAGCGCCTACTCTCGCTTCAGAAATCCTATTTAACCCCTCTGGTACAGGACTGACGGCAGAACAAGTTCAAGCTGCTCTAGTGGAGATCGCAGCACAACTTGTCCCTGCTATCCCCCCAGGCATGGTATTCACATTTGCTGGAGCTACAGCCCCATCAGGCTTTCTTCTATGCAACGGAGCTGCGGTAAGCCGTACAACATATGCTGGACTTTTTGCTGCTATTAATACCATCTATGGTGTTGGAAATGGAACAACTACTTTTAATCTTCCTGATTTAAGAGCAGAATTTATCCGAGGTCTGGATAGTGGACGAGGTATTGATGTAGACCGTATTCTTGGTTCTAATCAAGCTCATATGTTTGAAACACACATTCATAAGCTGATCGGGTATGCCCCGGCTGGTTCGTTCGCCCAGGATGGTGCCTCTAATGCCCTATCCAATGTGGGAGATACAGATCTCTCTCCCCCCACAACGGGAACTTTTGGATCGGAAACTCGACCCCGAAACGTCGCTATGAATTTCTGTATCAAAATCTAGAACAGTATGAAAATTGAGATAGATAAACAGTTACACCTACTTGGAGGAGTCTTTCTAGCCCAAACCTTTGGCCTTTGGCTAGGCCCTTTAGTAGGTTTCTTGCTAGCTACTTCTGTAGGATTGGCGAAAGAAATCATATGGGATGGATATTTTAAACAAGGAACTGTTGATAAGTGGGATGCAGTGGCAACAATAGGAGGTGGTGCTCTTGGCTCTGCCTCTTTATTGTTGGTAACATTTCTAGGATAAGTGATGTCAAATACATGGTTAGCGCAAGCAAAGAAATGGCTGACCTGTATTTCTTTGCTCGTCTTGTTAATCCCGGCTATATGTACGGTGAAGTGCATAAAGAATGTTTTAAATGGTTGGAGGACTACTCTCTCTTTGGACAGGGAGAGAATCTAACCTCTAACAAGCTCATAATGCTACCTCGTGCTCATTTGAAGAGCCACATGGTAGCAACTTGGGCTGCTTGGATTATAACAAAGCATCCAGAGATTACAATTCTGTATGTCTCAGCAACTGCTGAGCTTGCAGAAACTCAGCTTTTCGCCATTCAAAATATTATGGCTAGTTCGGTATACGACAGGTATTTTCCTGAGTATATCAACCCACAAGAAGGCAAAAGAGAAAGATGGAGTCAACGGAAGTTTTCTATAGATCATCCAAAGAGGCGATCAGAGGGCGTTAGAGACCCCACAGTAGCCACAGCAGGCTTGACTACTAATACCACAGGCTGGCATGCTGATATCATCCTAGCGGACGATCTGGTGGTTCCTGAGAACGCTTACACAGAAGACGGAAGAGATTCCGTTGTAAAGAAGAGCAGCCAATTTACTTCCATTCGGAATGCAGGTGGATTCACTTTAGCTTGCGGAACTCGTTATCATCCTTCCGATATTTATGCCACTTGGAAGAACCAAGAATATGAAGTATTTGACGAAGAAGATACTCTAGTAGGTAAGAATCCTGTATGGGAGATTAAAGAATTTGCTGTAGAGAAAGATGGCATATTCCTATGGCCACGGACTATTCGACCCTCAGATGGCAAAGCTTTTGGTTTTGATATCAGGGTTCTTTCTCGTATCAAAGCGGAGTATGAAGACAGAACGCAATTCTTTGCTCAGTACTACAACGATCCTAATGACAAAAGCTCCAATCGGATTGATCGAAGTAAGTTTCAGTACTACAATCCAAAATTTTTAAAACGTAATGGTGGGACTTGGTTCTATAAAGGTAATCGCCTAAATATATATGCAGCAGTTGACTTTGCATACACAATGAAGAAAAGATCAGACAGTACAGCTATCGTTGTGATTGGAATCAATTCGGACAATCAAATATTTGTCCTTGACATCGACCAATTTAAAACAGATAGCATCTCTGAGTATTTCAACCATGTCATTAGGTTGCATTCTAAATGGGATTTTAGAAAGCTACGTGCAGAGGTCACAGCCGCTCAGGTGGTGATTGTCAGGGATTTAAAAGATAAGATCAGAGAGCAAGGGCTAAGCCTCTCTATCGAGGAATACAGACCCTCGAGAGCTGAAGGTAGCAAAGAGGAAAGGATAGCAGCAGCTTTAGACCACAGATACGAAAACCTCCAAATGTGGCATCACGAGGCAGGATTCATTCATGTTCTCGAAGAACAACTTGTGCTGTCCCGACCAGCTCATGACGACATTAAAGATGCTCTAGCTTCTGCTGTCGCAATTGCAGTTAAGCCTAAAGCTTCCAATAGATCCTCTGAGGAAAGAACTTCAGATGTACAATTTAACTCAAGGTTCGGTGGCCTTGCTTTTCGTGGATAATAAATTCAATGGCAATTAAGAAACCGTTAGAAATCTCTAGCCAATTTGGTCAAGATAGCTTGGCTGCCAATATTGGACACACATGGCTTACCTATAATAGCCAGCGTATGCCTAAACTAGAAGAGTGGAAAGAGCTTCGTAATTATATTTTCGCTACAGATACCAGCACTACATCAAATAAATCTCTGCCTTGGAAGAACTCAACCACTCTACCAAAGCTTTGTCAAATCAGAGATAACTTACATTCCAATTATGTTTCGGCTTTGTTCCCTAATGATAACTGGTTGCGATGGGAAGGCTACTCGCAGAAAGATGCTGTGAAGAAGAAGCGTAGGGCTATTGAAGCCTATATGGGAAACAAAACCCGAGAAGGGAACTTCAGGCAGGTTGCAAGCCAACTCCTATACGACTACATCGACTATGGTAATACATTCGTTACAGTTGATTTTGAAGCCTCCTATCGCACTTCTGTAACTGGGGAGCGAATCCCTGACTTTATCGGCCCATGTGCTAGGCGGATTAGTCCTTTGGATATTATCTTTAATCCTATTGCTGCTTCTTTCAAAGATTCGTTCAAGATTATTAGGTCTTTGAAAACGATAGGAGAAGTTAAGGGAATGGCTGAAGACAATCCAGATAATGCCTACCTAAACGATGCTCTCCTAAAAAGAGAAAAGATGCTTGCGTATAGCGCAGCTTATGGTAATGAAGATCTTGGTAGGGATGAAGGCTTCCAAGTTGACGGATTTGGCAATTATTTTGAATACCTGCAGAGTGGTTATGTGGAGTTCCTAGAATTCTATGGTGATATCCATGATCAAGATACGGGAGAACTCTGTAGGGGGCATGTAGTGACTGTCATTGACCGTATGTGGGTTATCCGTAAAGAGCCTTTCCCAACTTGGTTTGGCAGTGCCCCAATCTTTCACGTTGGATGGCGTACTCGCCCGGATAACTTGTGGGCTATGGGGCCTCTCGATAATCTGGTGGGGATGCAATACAGGATTGACCATCTGGAGAATTTGAAAGCAGATGCTATGGATTTGGCTGTTCTCCCCCCTTTGAAGATTAAAGGAGAAGTTGAAGAGTTTTCTTATCATCCGGGTTCTGAGATTCATATTGACGAAAATGGTGATGTAGAGGAGATGGGAAAGAATGCTCAGTGGGTGATCCAATCTGAGAACCAAATCCAGATGCTAGAGCAACGAATGGAGATGTACGCAGGTGCCCCTAGGGAAGCAATGGGAATCCGCACAGCAGGCGAGAAAACCGCTTTTGAGGTGCAGCAATTACAGAATGCTGCTGGTCGTATCTTCCAAGAGAAAATTACATCTTTTGAGACAGAGCTACTAGAGAAGTGTTTGAATGCCATGCTAGAAACTGCTCGTAGGAACCTACAACATGAAGATGTAGTCCGAGTTATGAATGACGATCTAGGTACAACCGATTTCCTCACAATCACTCAAGACGATATTATTGCTGCTGGTGTTCTTCGTCCTATTGGTGCTAGACATTTTGCGGCTCAAGCGCAATTGCTTCAGAACCTTACAGGCATCTTTAACACTAATCTTGGGCAAATGGTACAAGCACATGTAAGCTCTAAGAAACTAGCGGAGCTGCTGGAAGATATGCTTGGTCTTGCTCGGTATGAATTGTTTAAACCTAACGTAGCAGTCTTCGAACAACAAGAGACAGCTAGACTAGTCAACCAAACACAAGAGGATTTGGAGGTAGAAGCAGCTACACCTCCTATGGTCGCATGAAAACCGTCTGGACTAATGGGTTAACTACCGAAAAGAAAGAAGAGATCAAGGGGGCTTTTAATGCCTCTGGTTCTATTCGTATGCGTCTTCAGAAACTTCTAGAGGATAAAATTGAGAGTAAAAGGAAGAAAAATGTATTAGAATCCTCTTACGATAACCCAAACTGGGCACTACTCCAAGCTGATGCTATCGGGTTCCAAAGAGCCCTAGAAGAGGTTATTTCTCTTATTTCGGATGATAAAACGAAAAAAGATTAATATATTTTCCAAAAAGAGAGAAATTTTGACTATATATCTAGTATATAGTATATATTAGGAATATTAGACATTAATATCTCTCTCCTCTTAATCTCTAAATACTTAATAATATATTAGACATATAGATTACTTATATATAAGGAATTTTCTAATGGCTGACCAGCCTACAACTATCTTTAAGCAGGAACAGCAGACCGCTGATGCAGCAGGAAATACAGCAGATCAAACAACTTCTGCTACAACTTCACAAAATCCATACGAAGACCTTCTGAAAGGGATTGTGAACGAACAAGGAGAACAGAAGTATCGAAGCATCGAAGATGCACTAGTGGGTTTACGACATGCTCAAGAATTCATTCCTAAGCTGAAAGATGAAAAGCGTAAAGAGGAAGAAGAATTGCAGAGACTCCGAGAGGAGGTTGCAAAACTAAAAGCACTAGAAGATACTGTGGCAGAGCTAGCTTCCCAGAGAGCATCCTCACCAACCAGTGACGGAATGACTCCAGATGCGGTAGCAGCACTTGTTCAGAAAACTCTCCAAGATACACAGATTAAGCAAACACAAGAACAAAACCTGAATTCAGTAGTATCTGTAATGCGGGATAAGTTTGGTGATAAAGCAGAAACTGTTTTCTACGAGAAAGCTCAGGAGATGGGGCTTACGGTAACAGAGATCAATGAATTGGCAGCTAAGACTCCGAAAGCAGTCTTAACCATGCTTGGTGTAAGTGGTGATGGTGCTCATAAGCAGCCACAATTCAACCCTACCAAAGGTTCTGTTAACACAACGACTCTCACACCAAAACCCACTACTTTTTTAAGTACTCCAACTAAAAGTGTCATGTTAGGAGCAACAACTCGTGATGTATTAGAAGCATCCCAAGATGCCAAAAAGATGGCAGAAGAGTTGCACTCCCAAGGACTCACTATCGACTACCTAACTGACCCTAAAAACTACTTTAAACATTTCTGATAGGATTTTAAATGTCACAAAATCGTGGTAATTCCACAGCCTTTATTGAAGCAGAACAATATTCGGCTTTTATTCTTCGTCACTTGACTGACGGTCTTCTGCCTGGTCAGTGGTTCCGCAATGTATCTGATTTTGGTAGCGGCAATACGCTTCATATCAAAACTGTGGGTACTGTTACCATTCAAGATGGTGCTGAAGAAGTTCCTTTTGATTACACTCCGATTGAGTCTGGTGAAGTGACTCTCACGATCAACAACTATGTTGGCGATGCTTGGTATGTCACGGACGAACTCCGAGAAGATGGCTCTCAAGTGGAAGCACTGTTGTCGGCTCGTTCAATGGAGTCCACTCGTGCTATCCAAGAGATGTTTGAGACACGATTCCTACGTCGTTGTAACACTTCCCAAGTGAATGCAGCTACCAACTTGGTGAATGGTTTTGCACATCGCATCTCCTCAGCAGAGTCTGGTAACGTCCTCTCTCTGGATCATCTGATTAAGATGAAGCTTGCTTTTGATAAAGCAAATGTACCAATGGCAGGTCGTGTGCTTGTTGTTGATCCTGTCTGTGCTGCTACCCTCGATAAGATGGTAACGATTAGCCATGATGTTACGCCTTTCGGTCAACGCATCCTTGAGAATGGTTTTGATCGTGATCACCAATTCCTTATGAACTTGTACGGCTGGAATATCGTTACTTCGAACCGTTTGGATCGTGGTGCCTTCAGTGATGGTACGACTTCAGTTGCTGATGGTGTAGCCAACGTATTCATGTCTATTGCGGACGATAACACTAAGCCTATTATGGCTGCATGGCGTCGTATGCCCAAAGTAGAGGGCGAACGAAATAAAGACTTGCGTCGTGACGAATTTGTTACGTCAGCTCGTTGGGGCTTCGGTACTCAGCGTGTAGACACTTTGGGTGTCTTGATCACTTCAGCATCCAATACTTAATAAGGAAATAATATGGGTTTTGAAAATTCAACTGGCCTTAACACCTTTAACCACTATGGCCCTCGGAAGACAGGTGGCTCTGTTGGTGTCGAGCACTCCAAAAACTCCATTCATCAGCTAAGCGTATATTTGACCGCCGACTCGATTAATGGCCCTTTTGTACCTCCGGTGCAAATCCCTGCGGGGGCTAGGTTTATCGAAGGATTTCTTACGGTAGATGAAGCCTTCACTGGAGTGACAGCCCTTACGGTGGGTGCTAAAGGCACAGAGGGTACTAATGGTGTGGTGCTTACTACGATCATGGGTACTGTTGGCACTAAAGCTATCCCTGTGGCTATCACGAATGGTACTTGGGCTTATACTAGCGCAACAGGTACCGCTGCTGCTTCTATGGTAGGGGTTACTAAAACAGGAACGGCAACTGCTGGTCGAGGGACTGTGACTCTTTCGTATTACTACAAAGATCGCGGCTAATCATTAGCTGACATGGGGAGGGAGCAAGGGATTGCTTGCCTCCCTTCTTTGTTTTTAAGGAAAGAATATGATCCAACATAAAGACATTCTAGACGCAGATAGGCATGAGCCTAAAGGTGCTAGTACAGCAAGCCCTAACACTGTTTACGTAGCTGACGGAGAAGGATCTGGAGTATTTCGCCCTGTATCTTTCGGAGAGTTGACAGGCACGACCATCAACCTAGCAACCCCTAATCAACGTCTAGTCACTATTGGGGGGGAGGTTGGAGGAGTTCCAGATGTTGTATATGGGGCTATGTCGATCTCCAACAACATTAATGCATTCGCCGTAGGTGCTGCTGTCGATCCCACTCTTACATCCACTTCCGATTATGTGTTGATGACAGGGACAGGCGCTCCTTGGGCATTAGATGCGTCTTCTGCAGTTACCTTCACTTCTAATAGGCTTACAGTCCCTGTGGCTGGGGTATATCGTATAGACCTGTGGGGAGATATTACCA